CCCACAGGTGGCCGGTTCCGTCGCAATCCGTCAGCAGCCAGGCGGGCTGCCCGTGCTGGGCGATGGTCTCCGCATAGCGCGGGTCAAGGGCAATCAGGCACCAGCCTTCGGGGCCGCACTGGCCCTTGCCCCAGTCCGCAAAGGTTGGCAGCGGCGTCTCAAATGCGGCCATTTTCAGCGCGCCGAAGCTGGTAGGCACCACGCGGGATTTGCTGCCCCAAACGTCCAGATTGTGTACATTCAGCTTGCCGGAGACACCCACCCGGGTCGTGTTAAAATCGGCGTCGCTGTCATCGCTGCGGTTGTAGGTGATCTGCATCCCAACGTAAGATGTCGGGTTGAGGCCGTCAACCCAGCCGTACTTGGCGTACTTGCTGCACGCCCCAATGTAGGAGCTGCCAGCCTCTGAGTACAGCACGCCGGTCAGGCCGATGCTGCCGGTGTTGATGGTTGCATACCAGGCAATGTGCCGATTGTCCAGAAACACGCGCTCACCGGCCTCGGTGCCCATGCGAATCCAGGCGTTATCCAGGTCGTACACGGTGGTGTAGTTGAGGTTATGCAGCTGCCCGGTCGTGATGTTGCCGCCGTTGATAATGGTCTTATCCTGGTTCCAGGTACTCAAATCCGAAAATGTCACCACGCCGGATAGGTTGATCTGTGCGCTGGTGATCTCTGTTCCGCCTGCCGTCAGCTTGATGGTGCTGCTGGTTCCGCTGGTGGAAGCCGTCAGCTTGATGGTGTCAAACGTCTGTTTGATCTCGGTTTTGGTTTCGGTGGCGGTCAGATAGTCGCCGGTGCTGGCCGTCCAGGCAGTGGGGGCGTTGCCCATCTGCACCATGGGGTGCATGATGGTCAGATCGTTGGTAACGGTGGCGTTATCGTTCGCGGTACTCACAAACAAACCGTCTGCATAGCCGTCCGCGGTCGCCGTAAAGGCTGCCCAGCGCAGCTTCCAGCCATTATCCAGCGCAATGTCCTGCTGGGCCTGCTTGAACGCAGAGCCGTAATAGCTTTTTGTGCCGCTGCTGCTCTTGGTCTCGAACTGCAAAAACAGGCTGTCGGTGCCGGAGTTGAGCTTGTACAGCACCGATGCGCAGTAGGTCATGCCCTTGGCAATCACCAGCGTTTTGTCCGCCCCAAAGTGGAAGCGGGTGTTCCGGGCCTTGTTCGTCACATGGACGGATTCGCCGCTGATCGTGTATGTTCCTTTTTTGCTCAGGTCGTTGCCGCCTGCATCCATGGACGCATTGTTCCAGTTATCCGTTTCGGTAATAATGTTGTTTCCGCCTGTGATCCGCTGGGTCACGGTCTGGGTGATGCTGTCGGCTTTCTGGTCAATCGCGGATACCGATTTTTTGACCGTCTTGAACTCCTGTTTCGTGCTGTCAAGGTCATCCGAAATGGTCGTGGTGGTTTGTTCCAGACTGCTGACTTTGGTGCTGATGCCGTCCGCCTTTTGGCTGATGTTGGAGACATCTTCTTTCAGGCTCTCCACCGTTGCTGTGGTGGCATAATCCTGCAGCTTGCTGTCAACGGCATCATTGGCAGCGCTGGTGGCGGTTTCCTTCACGTTGGCCGTTACCGTTTCGGTCACTGACTTTGTGACCTCGGTTTTGATCTCGTCAGCGGTCTGCGAAAACAGGCTTTTGGCGCTTTCCTGCGTCAGGTAGTCGCCGCTGCTGGCGTTCCACGCGGTCGGCGCGTTGCCGTATTGCAGCATGGGGTGCAGCAGCTCAAGCTTATTGGTGCAGTTGTCATTGCTGTCAAACACGACAGTTTCTAGAATGCCCGTATAGTTATGGCGGGGCGTCCATGTACCATACCGCAGCACCCAGCCGTCCGTCTGCTCAATTTCGAGCTGGTCAGCGGTTTTTATGGAGGCAATGTAATTTTGTCCGTTATCGCCCTTGAACGCAATGCCCATCCGCAGCGCATCAGTGCCGGAAATGAGTTTGTACATGACGGACATGCATATAGTGACGCCCTCGGTGATATGAGCGCCAACGGTGTTGAACTTGAACCCGCGGCATGTGTTCGCATTGGTGATTGTTGCACTGCCATCGTCGCCATACACAACGCTGCTGTCAATGCCAACATAGGTGGCATTTTTGAAGCTCTCGCTGCCCAGGATCAGGTTCCCACCGCCGGTGATTTTGGTGTCTTTTTTCACCTCCGCCGAAAGCCCGTCCACCGTCTGTTTCAGCTCGCTGTAATTGCCGGAAAGCTCACTCGCGGTCACGGTCAGGCCGTCCACGCTGGTCTTGATCTCCAGCATTTTGCCGGTCAGGTTCTTGTAGCTCTGGCTGTTCACCGCGCTGGAACTTTCCCGGCTGGCGCTGCCCACGCTCTCAAAGCTGGCTTTGCCGGAGGAGATTGTGGCGCTCATCAGGTAGGTATCAAACTCCCGCCCGCGTGCGTCCTTAACGTGTACGATCTGCCCGCAGGCAAGGCCGGAACCACTGGGCACGGCCACTTTGCACGGGGTATAGGTCACGCTTTTCAGCACGTTGTACAGGTTTTGGGCAACGGTTTTCAGGTTGGCTTCGGTGCCGGTTGTCAGCAGCAGGTTGCCCTGCACTGCATAGGTGTTGGTGGCAGTGGTGCTGTCGGGGTAGATGACCCCCACGTCACTGTCCGACTGCCGGATCTGGACTTTCTCAATGGCCTTGACCGTGTAGTCCTCGTAGCTCAGGCTGTCAGCATAATAGGCGGTGCTGTTGCTGGCACCGTCCGGGGTGATTTCAACTGTGCTGCGCTTGTCTGTGTAGGTCAAGAATTGCAGCTTGCCGTCTGCATTCATGTGGGCGTAGCAGCCTGCTGCTTCCGCCGCCCAGGAGATAATCTGTCGGCAGGTTAAATCATCCGCATAGAACGCCTGCACGCTGTAGCTGCCATTGATAGGCAGGCTGCTGCTGGCAAGCGCGACCCCTGCCCGCTGGCAGGCCAGCTGAACCAGCTGCCAGATAGTTTTGGGGAACTGCGCCTGATTGGCGTGCAGCCAGCCGGAGAAGTCCGCATCCAGCTTGGACATGGTGTCGTAGGCGACTACTTTATAAACCATGCTTGTGCCGGATATTTCCCGCATAAGCCCCTGATAATTTGGCTTTTCGCAATAATATATGCCGACTTTTGTTTTTGTGCCGCTGTCATTCACCCAGTACAACGTAAGCACATCGCCTTTTGCAATAAGATTGTCATCTTGCGCAAGGTATTCGACCTCTATTTCGTCTGTGCATGCGCTTCCGATCGTGAATTCCTGGCCTGAATTCAAGGTCTGCGTCAATGTGCAAGACAAAATAAGGGAAGAATCAATCTCTGTCCCATCGCTTTTGACAATCAGGTTTTTCAGCATTGATTCTTCCTTCCTTTACATCTCTACCATGTCAAAGGAAACATCGGTGTATAATCCGCCCTCGCTTGAACACAAGGTTTCGTTGTACAGTTCATATTTGCAATCACCTGTATAAGCAGACATCGTGCATGTCTTTCCCCTGTCTCTGAATGTTGCGGTATATTCCTTGCCCTGAACAAGCCCCACAAGCTCGTCCATTTCGTTCCCTGTCATGGCATTGTATTTGATTGTGACTTTACGCAAGTCCCGGCGCAGCCAATCAATGTGCATCACGCCATCCTCTGTGCGGCCGCTGTTGGAGCCGACATAGTTCTCATGCGTGATTT